TCATATCTTTCTCGCTGCATAATTCTTGTTCGAATAAAATGTGTCAAGTGATATTGACAAAACCATAAAGTTATCCGCGAAATTTCCCGCGCTCTCGTCGAGGTCGTCAAGAGCCTTGCTGACGTCGCCGCCGTTTGTGAGCGTGCCGAGCAGGTTCGCCGCTGCGGCTTTCATGCTGCCGAACGAGCCGCTGAACGTCGTGGCGGCTTCTTTCGCGGTCGTGCCCGTGATGTCAAGCTCGCCCTGAATGACATGAACAGCGGCGTACACATCGGCGAGGTTGTCGATGTTGTACTTTATGCCGCTTATCTTTTCCGCGTCAGCGAGCAGACGCTCCATCTCGGTCTTTGTGCCGCCGTAACCCAATTTGAGGTTATCGAGCATGGTGTAATTCTGCTTCGCGAAGCCCTGATAAGCGTTCTGAATGTCGGCGATGTTCGTGCCCATCTTGTTGGCATTATCGCTCATATCGACCATAGCCGTGTGCGCCGCTTCGGCAGCCTTAGCAGTATCGCCGCCGAGCGATGAAATGAGCGAAGCCGAAAAGCTCGTGACGTTCTCCATGTACTCGTTAGCGCTTACGCCCGCCGTCTTGAAAGCGTCGCTCGCGTACTGTTCGACCTTGCCCGCGCTGGATTTAAACAGCGTTTCTATGCCGCCGATAGACTGCTCGAGCGCCGCGCCCTCGCTGAACGCGCCCTTTATCACGTCGCCCAGCTTGTCGGCGACCTTGTACGCACCGAACGCCGCGAGCAGGCTTTTGCCGAGATTTTTGCCCATCTTACCGCCCTGCTCGCCGCCAATGCCGTCGGGGAAAAGCTTCGCCAGCTGCCCCTGCAAACCTTCCATCGAGGGAACTATCTGCACATACGCCTTCGCAAGCTCAATGCCTTTGCTATTGCTATCTGCCATTTAATCACCTCCGTTAAGTATTTTCTGCCGCGCTTTTTCATACGCCATCGGGTCGTCGAAGCCCTCGGTCTGCGGTTCGTTCGGCGTGCCGAAAAGCTTAGCCGCCAGCGATTCGGGGCGGTTCTTGCCGCGCGCACCGTCCTTGCTGCCCAGCCACACGAGCAGCGAAAGCTTATCAAAAATCAAAACGCCCAGCATTTCGCTGAGCGTATGATCTTCACCCGCCAAAGCCATGCGTGCGCGTGAGTTTGAGCGCAGCCCGCCCGCAAGCGCTGCCGCCGTCCTCAGCGGCATGGCGCGGTGATCGTATATGTGATACGTTTCCGCGAAGTCGCATATCAACTCGCCCTCGCACGCGCTCACCATGCGGGCGAGCAGTATCAGTTTTTTCCGTCGCTGTCCTTTTCGCCGCCGCGGATGATGGAATAGATCTCGCGAACCATCACATCGCGCGGCACTCTGCCGTTTTCATCGCGGCAAAAGTCTTTCAGCGCCGCTGCCTGCGTATCATCGAGCAGGCGGTGGAGCACGCTCACGAGCCGCGAACCGTCGCCGCCGTCTACTGCCACAAGGTCTTCGAGCAGCTCCCAATCGTTGAGCTTTTCAGCTTCGTACTTAAATGCAAAACCGTGCTCGGTCTTGCCCTCTATCATCTTCATGCCGTACCTCCTTACTCAGTCGCGGGCTTCTTGAAATATTCGTAGTGGGTGTTGCCCGCGCTGTCTGCCATAGCGGTCAGCGTTACGCCGTAGCCCACCGCGTCGCTGTCGTCATACTGCACCTCGGCAACGTTTGAAACGCTCGCAGAGGGCAGCACAATGCGTTTGAGCACGCCGCCCGTCATTATCATGTCGATAACATATGCGTAGTCCTCGAGGTCGCCCGAGCCTACCGCTACCGTCATGCCCTCCTCCGGTGTACCGGTGACGCTGCTGTCGCCATGAACGAGTTTGAGCACCTCTGCGCTGAGCGATTCGATGAACGTCATCGTGAAATCGTCCTTTTTGTCGGTGGTGGAAACGTGCACCACATCTCCGCCCCATGCCTTGATAGACTGGGTGGTGCGGCTGCCGTCGTTGGTCAAGCCGTCCTCGCTGATGTAGCCCAGACACTTGAAAGCCGCGTTCAGCTCGGTGGTGGCGTCGGTCGGCAGGGGCGTAGAGCAGGGCGCGCGGAAAACTGCTCCGCCTACCTTAGGCTTGCCCGTAGTAACATTGTTTTTGTTGTTAGACATTAAAGATCACTCCTCAAAATATGTTATTTCGTACACCGCCTGAAAGCGGTAACGTTTTGTAGCCGTATCATTGAATGGATAACTGCTCACGAGCGCGCAGCGGCTTATGTCGCCGCGTTCCGGCATACGCCGCATGAGTTTCAGCAAGCGTTCGTTAAGCTCCATAGCTTCAAGCAGCGTGCCGCCGTAGCTTTGTACAGCCACCGTCGCGGACGTTATGCAGTTGCGTTCAGATGTGCCCGTGCGCTCGATAATGCAGTAGCTGGCGGGCGGTTTGGCTGGCTCTTCGGCGAAGCACGGCACGTCCAGCCCGCGCGATATGTAGTCGATAAGTGTGACTTCTATCATTCCTTTACCTCCCCGACCGCCTTTAAAATCGTGTTGTTCTTCTGATTTTGCTGAATGGCGCGCTTGTGTGTCGCCGCGACCGACGATACACGGCGGCGTATACGATAGCGCTTAGTCCATGCGTAATTCTTCACGCGGTAGCCCTGCTTCGGCAGCTTCGCGCGTATGCGTTCGGCGTACTCTTCCGTCAGTGCCGCCACGCTGTCGCTCATGAGGTAGTCGCCCACCGCTTTATGGTTCAGAACTATCTTCGTCGGCATATCTTTCCACCTGCACTTTCTTGTTCCAACTGAGCGGGATAAGCGCGTCTATGCCCTGCGTCGGTTCGCCTACGGTGCGGTATCGCCCGCCCCAGAAGCGCACCTCTGTGTCAGTCCAAACGTGCTCGTCGCCCTTTGGGATAGCCAGCGTGTACGCTATTCTCTTGCCGCTGAGGTTGAGCGCGGCTGTTACGTCCTCGCTGCTCGGCGCGCCCACAAGCACGTTTTCGACTACCTCTATCCGCTCCGCATATATCGGGCGTTTGAGCGCGTCAGCGCCTGTCTGCTCGCGCACCACAAGCTCAACGGGTATGCCTTTAATCATTGTCACCATTGCCGTACACCTCCAGTGCGCCCCAGCGCTGCCGTATCAGCCCGAGGTCTTTTAATTCGTTGCGCAGGTAGTAAAGCTGCTGCCCCGCGTTAAGGTACGACATAGATATGCTGTACCCCATAGCCGCCTGCGAAGCCTGCGTTGCTGCGGGTGAATTGTCAGCCGCCGCATTTACCGCGCGGATAACTGCCCGCGCGATGGTCTCCTTGACTGCAAGCGCGAACTCGGGGTCTGCCGCCGACATGATCGCTATGCTCTTGCCGTGCTTTTTCGCGATAAGGCTCAGCTTTGCGGAAGCAACGGGCAGCAGCGCCTCCGCAAGTTCCTGTTCCTCAGCCGTGAGCTTGCGCCCGAGCCGTATAACGTCGTCGATAGCCGCGTACACTGCCGCCATTGCCATGCCCCCTTACTCAGTCGCCGCCGACTGGATAACGGCGAAAGCGTTTTTGTCGAGAATGCCCCAGCCGATAAAGGCTTCGGCTCTGATGTACACCTCATTGTATCCTTTGAGGTCGCGGCCGCTGTTGTCAGGGTCGCCGTACTGGATAACTTCGAGCGGTATCTCCTTGGAATAGCCCCACTTGAAAGCCGTCGCGAAGTCGCCGACTATCGCAAGGTCTTTGCTTGAATTGAAAGACACCGTAGTGTTGGTGGTCGTGCTTATACCGTTCATCTGAGCGGGAGTGCTGCCCCACGCAAGTTCGGGGTATATCTTTCTTCCGCTCGCGTCCACCATCTTGGCGAGGTCGGAGCGGAATGCGGGAGCCATCGTAAGGCCCGATACATCGTACTCGTGACCCTGCACCGCCGCGATAGCCTCTTCTATCAGCGCGTCGGGGGTCTTGGGCGTTTTGCTGTCCTGCGCGATGACAGCAACGCCGCTGTCGAAGTGGTTCGTGCCGATGATAGCCGCCGCCGTCTTAGTCCTCGGGTTCAGTCCGTGGAAAGCCATGATGTCAAGACCGCGGGCGACCTTTTTCGAGAAGCCCTCAGAGAAATTTTTGAGCATTTCTATCTGCGCTTCCTCAGAGGCGTAGAGAAATTCATCTGTCATTCTTGCGCCGTACTCTACCTTTAGCGGCAGTACCGTGATAGGATCGAGAGCCACGCTTCCGCGGGTCTTTTTGCCGCCTTCGGCAACGAGGTCTACTTCGTCGTCCATGCTGAAGATGAACTCTTTCTGTCCGTTGAATGCGATAGGGCTGCGCGCGCAGAGGGTCGAGAGCGATGAAAAGCCCTTTACCTTGTCGAAAAGCTCGGTCACGAGCTGCGGGTCGAATTTTGCGCCCTTAGAGAGAATGTCTGGCATAGTTAATTACTTCCTTTCTTTACTTTTTGAGGTCGGCGAGAAGCGACTTGTACGCCGCGTCCTTGCCGTTCATGTGTCCGTGTTCCGTATTCGCGAGGGGCTGGGGCTGCTGATTTTTCACGAATTTTGCGAGCGTTTCAGCGTCCTTCTTGAGCTCCTCTTCGGTGTCGCCCGAAAGCTTGCCCGCAAGCTCATAGGGTATGCCGTTCTCGTGAGCGATGCGCATTTTCAGCGCGCCGCTCTCATACGCCTTTGCCTTAGCCGTAAGGTCGGCGATGGTGGTCTTGTTCGCTTCGAGCTGATTCGCGAGGTCGGCTGTCTTAGCGTTGTAGTCCTCGGGCGAGAGCCAGCCCTCGTACTGCTTTTTCACGTCGGCGACCGCTGCGTCAAAAGCTTCCTGCGTTTCGATGGGTTTAAAATCTGCCATGATATTTCCTTTCTCCGCTTGCGCGGTGGGTATATATGTAAGCCGTTACCAGCTTATCTTCTGTATTTTCTTCTCTTTGACCGTGTTCACGCACGCCCAGTGCGCCAGCGCGACGGCTTCAAGCAGCGATATGTCCGCGCCCTCTAAAATGGACGTGTAACCGTACCCGCCGCCCGAGCTGATAGCGCGGTGCTCGCAGTTGGCGACGACTTGTTCCAGCGACGGCTGGTCGGCGTGGCAGATCGTCTGCGCGAAAATGCCGCGCTCAAAGCTTGCCGCAGAGGTTATGACCTCCGAAACTTTCGGGAGTATCGGCTTGCGGCGTATACCTGCGTTTTTCATGTCGGCGGCGAGCAGAGATTGTCCGCCTGCGCCGTCTATGACCGTTTCGCGCATATGCGGGTTGCGCAGATACGCAATTATCCAGTCGTTGCCCTCGCGGACGGGTCGGCAGTCGATGGCTTCGACGAACACTTTGCCGTCTGCGGTCTTTGCGGCTACGGCGAGCGATACATTGTCGGTAGCTTTGGCGTACTTCACGCCGAAAAACAGCTCGTGAGAGAGCTTCGGCTTTTCGGTCACGCACAACGCCTGCCACTCGCCCTTGCTGATGGCTGATTTCTGATTATACGTCAGCCAAAGCCCCAAACGCTGTATGTTGTCGTCCACTTGGTCGTCCTGCGGGTCGCCCAGTTCGGAGCGTATCTTGCGCTCGGTGAGGATAGTGCCGAGCGACGGGTTTGTCGCGTACCACAATTCGGGGTCGTGGGCGTTGGTGAGCGCAGGCACGCTCCATTCCGCCCAGCCGTCGTCGTTGCCGCCGCCCGTGACAGTCGTCTTGCGGTACTTGGTGAACACCGTGCCCGCAGATACCACCGTCGGCGGCGTGCCGCACATGAGCGTCTGCGGGTTTCGGCTGTCGGTAACGACGTATTTAAGCGCAGTTTCTTGGTCGGTGGTGTACTCCTGCGCCTCGTCGATAATGAGCAGGTCGTAACCCTCGCCCAGACCGCCTTTTGACGAACGCGTGCGGAAGTTGATAAGCCCCTCGCCGCCCAGCCACTCGATACGCTCAAGACCGAACTGCTTCGCGGTCTTGAAATCCTCTTTCTCGCGGTAGCCCATCTTCGCGAGCAGGCTGGTGGCCTTTTCCCACGCCGAGTGCGAGGTGGTGGTGCGGTGGGCGGTGTACAGCACACGTTCGCCGTGGGTAACGCCGTACATGGCGCGCATGATGAGCAGTTCGGATTTGCCGTTTCGGCGGGGAATAGACCAGCCGAATTTCATGTGCCGCCACAAGCCTTCGCCGTCCACCGCCATGATGTCGTACATCATAAGCTCCTGCCACTCCTGCGCGGTGCGCCCCGACCTGTTGTACATCGCGACAGCCTCGCCGCCGAGCGTTTGCTCATACGGCAGCACTACCGATACGGTGGGGGTCTGCCTGCCGATACGCTTCTCAATAGCTGATTACCTCCTTTTTTTAGGCATAAGAAAAGCACCCTGCCGAAGCAAGGTGCTGATGTGGATATATGAAAACCGCCCTTCGCGGGGTGCGAGGAGCGGTCAAGGGTTATGCTATTTTTATAGATTTTATTTCTGATTCTGTGAATTCTATCAATTTTTCACTATCGGTCACCTTTAGGGTAATAGAATCTTCTTCATCTTCGTTATCATCTTTATCATGAAAAGAGAAAACATAACCGTTCCATTGTTTGCCGTCTATATCGATCAATAGTACTTTGTTAAACAAATATTTTTGTAAATCAATCATGTTTTTTTCTCCTTTCTCGGTACTAAATGAGTTCCTGATTTAGAATAGTGAATTGTTCCTTTGTCAGTCGAAGTTTCTTCCCTAGTACTCTTATTTATGTCAACTCCTATGATCTCATCGCAGTCAATCAATTCTTTGTTTTTCCATAAACCTTTTCTATCATAAACAAGTGAACCAGTTCCACTTTTTTCATTTATTATTTTCTGCGCTTTGTCTTCTGAAATTGTCAAGTAGCTTCTTCCATCAATATATTCCGGGCAGCCTTTTATGTGTTTAGCTTGCTTTTCGTGATTTATGTCAAGCTTTATATTGCCTTTTCTTATTTCATCTTCTATTATACCACTTTCCCCCGCAATGTCAAGCCTTTGCGGCTTTTTCATGCCCGCGATCAACATGCGCTCCCGCTCTTCGGCTGAAATGGTCGGCTTCTTGAAACCTATCTGCTTCATGCGCTCCCGCTCTTCGGCTGGCAGCTCGCGCGAGGTCTTGCTCCACACGTCCTGCGCCTTTCTGCCATTCACATAGGTCACGGTGCAGGTGCACATATGGTGCTTGTGGTAGACCTCTTCGGGCACTTCGGGGTAATGATACTTACCCGCCAAACGGTCGCACCAATCGCAGCAAGTACCCTTAGTGTTGTGGTTAGTTCGTATAACGTAACAGTCTAGCCCGGCGTTGCTGCGAAATTCAACGTTCGTTTTGACGTAATCGTCATAAAAGCTTTTAGATATATCTTCTACGGGCGATGTCATGCGGCGCACCATTTTTTCTTCGGAAATGTCGGGCGCGGAAGCCGCTCCCGCTACCGCCTGCACGCGCTCTGCGGGGTATGGCGCACGCTGCGGCTCGATGTTAATTCCCATCTTGCGGTCAAGCGCACGCTGGCACTCAGCCGCCGCAGAATTGATGATCTCGTAGTTGTCTTTGAGCACGCCCGAGAGTATCGTGTCGGCGATGTTGTAGTACATCTTGCCGTCGGGCAGCGCGGCGACGTTGACGTATTCGCTTATCGCCTGCGAAGCCCGAAAGCCTATCGACTGCGAGAGAAGCGAGATCTCTTCCATCTGCGCCGTGCCCGCCGCGACCTTGCCGAGCACCGACTGTATGTACGCGTCGCCCTGACATTTTTTCTTGAAATACGCCCGAATTTTCTCGAGCAGCTCTGCGCCGATGTCAGCCATTTTCGCCCTCCATGCCCGTCAAGCGGCGGATATTCTTTTCGCCGAGATAGTCGGGGGCGGCTTGATTTATCTTCAAAATAGCGTCGCCAATGCCTGCCAGCGCCGCCGCGTCGGGCTCGAAAATCGGCAGCCAGCGCGGGGTAAGACCTGCGAATGCATAGCGCGTATACGCCGCCTTGTCGCGCACGCACGCCGCCAGATACACGACGTTGAGAAAGCCCGTGCCGAACGTCCGCTGAGCCTTGCGCGCCGTCAGCCGCAGATTTTCATGGCTCGCGCGGATAGCGTCGTAGCTTGATGGGTTCGACGTTGCGAAGCCGAGGTCGTCGAGGGTCAAGCCCGTTTCGCCTGCGAAAAGGCTCGCTATCGACTTTAGCTGCTCGGAGTACGGCGTCATGCTCTGCTGCTGAAACTGCCCGACGGTGGGGTTGTTGCCGTCGTCGTCGCGCGTTACCGCCAACATCGAGGACATCGTCGCGCCCCACTTGTCCATCTGCTCGGCGCTGTCCGACAAGCCCAAAATGTACTTCTGCGGGAAGCTGTAGAACTCGGCACTGATCTCCGAACGGCGCAAAGTGCGCAGGGCTTCCTGTACGAGCTCCATGCACGCGCGGGTGATTCGCGAATGCCCGAACGGCCGCACGGGGTCGGGGCGGTAGATCATCGGCACAAGCAGCGGGTAGGGCGCGGGGTTTTCGTATATCTGCACGTCCTCGCCCTTGCGGTAGATCTCGGTCTGTTCGGCGGTGAAGTACGCCTCGATAGTCGGTTCGCCGCGGTCGTCGGTGTCGAGCACGGCGTACCCCTCGCGCAGCATATTCGTGATGGGGTCGATAATGCCCGTCGCGCTGCGGCCGTCGATGACCTGCAAACGCGGGTAGCCGTCGCCGTCCGCCGAGATGTAGATGAAACAGCAGGACGAGATGAGCGCCGAAATGACCGCGCTGTCGAAGAGCACGTCGCTGTTGTTCTCCGTCAGTATCTCATTGACGCGAAACTCGTTGCCGTCGAAACCGTCGAGCACGATACGGTCGGCGAGCACGTCTACCGCCTTGGCGCACCAGCCGAGAACGGGGGTTATCCAGCGATAATCGGGCGGTATCATCTTGCCGAAGTCTGCTATTTTATTTTTCATATGGTAATGGTCGTACCGCACCTGCACGCGGCGGCGTTTGCATTTCAGCCTCGCCCGCAGGTACTCCATGCCCTTGTATTCAGCCATGTTTTATCCTTTCGTTTCCAAACTTTTCAAGTCTGCGAGATATATAACCAGTGCAGAGGGTGAAGGGTCGCTCGCAAGTTCAAGGGGCACCCTCCCCCCATATGCTGCCAAAAATTCGGCAAAAGTCACAAAAAATCGTGGAAAATTCGTGCGTTTTGACGAACATTTGACGAACATCGGGTAAAGTGTTCAGCGTTCGCACCGCTGAGCCGTCAGAACGTTTTCCAGTCGAAAGTCTGCGGCAGTATGCGGTTGGATAGGAGCTCAACTGACTGATCGAACACCTGCTTTTCAACGAGTTTATCCGACTTCTGCCGATTGCAGCACCAGTGAGCAAGCTGCAAATTCGATATGTCCGACGGGTGTCCGCCCTTGGCTATCGGGATAATGTGGTCGATACAAGCGGACAGCGGGTGCGGATATTTGAGCGAGAAATCAACGGGTCTGCCGCATATGCCGCACACGTTCTGCGTGGCGTATATCCGCTTCTTGTTCGCACGGAACTGCTGCTGATGAGCGCCGCTGCGGTCGGGTCTTTCGATAGGCAAGGGGTTCACACCTTTCGGGGTCAAATTTTGGAGAGGGTGCAAAAAGACACCCCGCCCGAGGTGAGTCGTGAGCGGAGTGCCTATCGCAAATTTATAGGAGGCTCGGAAGCAAATGGCACGGCGCATAAGGTCATGCCCTCGGTCGCCGCACGGGACTTGCGCCCCGTAAATCACATGAAAGGAGATTCATCAAAAAAGAGCAAGTCAGTGCTGTCCTACTGTCCCCAGTTTAAATTATAACATAGGAAAAACGGACAAAACGGACAACTTTCTGCCGCCGGCAGCGCCTTTCGCCCTCGCTTCGTCCGTGCTTCGTATAGGAACCAGGTTTTGTTTATTGGAAATGTTTATCGCCTCCTTCAAATACGATATGCACCCAAAAAGCTTATAACTTTAAAGGTGCATATCATAATGGGTTTATTCTGATTTTTTTCTTTTTTGATTCAATTTAATCGGCTTTTTAACCGGCTTTTTTTCTACAAGTTTATTACTCAAACTTTCATTAAACTTCTCTGCTTTCTCTTCGTTAAGTTGTCCGTGTGCGTTGTAAATATCTTGGTTACTAAATAATAGTAAGATAAATATTCTATATACTCGCCATTGATTACCAATAAATATAATTAAAAAACAACTCCAAATATATAACCAAATATTCGGGACCTTTTCTCCTTGTAATAAAACCAGTAAACTAAGTGAATCAAGTATGATCATACTTATAATATTTAGATACAAAACAAATTTCATTTCTGACTTATTAACTTTTTCAAAAAAAAGTGTTATACTATTATTTTTCTCATTTTGATATTTAGATTTTAGATTGATTATCTGAACGATAAGCGTTCCAAAAAAACCGAACATTATTGATGAAAAGGTCAATGTTGATTTCATCACATCAGAAACCAAAGCCTTGTCAATATCAATATGCTTTAAATATATCAAAAGCAATGCCCATATTGCAAAGCAAACAACAAAGAATATCAAATTTTCTGTTACAATCTTAAATTCATTATGTTTATGACTTTCATCATTTTTATTCATCATCATTTTATAATAAAATCTCCACGCCGCTTCTTATATCTAGACAACATTTTTGCCCTTACGACAATACAGCTCAAACTGGTTCTTGATTCAACCTCAAAAATCTCAGAATCAACTAAAGTGTTATCAAACAAATCATATCTGTATGTTTCGTAATCATCCTTAATAGACACATTTGCACTAGAAACAAAATTACTATTACAAATTTGTCCTATATAAGCTTCCACTGTATCTTCGTTAAGTCTACTTTTGCTGCTTCCTCTTCCTAAACCTATCTGAAAAACTCCTGTATTTCCTCCAGCCATTTGTATCAATTTCAATATTTCACCAATACTGCCTCCATCATACTCAGATAAATTCTTAACATCATCAAAATGTATTTCTAGTTTTTTATAAACTTTGTTTTCAATAGATGAAAACTTTTTTGAATTTTTAAGTGGCTCTATAATTAAAAACTCACCAGGATTAAATATATTGTGGTCAAGTGCATACTGATTTATGTATTTTACAATTCTATCTGCACTAAGGCTCCCTCTGTTATTTTGAATCATAAGAATATGAGTGTCCGGATCGTATATTGTATTAACGTCAACCGCAATATATTCATCGTCATCTAATTCTAATGGCTCTGTTTCAGCATCTTCATATGCTAGCTCCGGCAAAAAAGATTCTGACATCTTTACAAATCGCATATGAATATACTTTTTTTCTAATAATTCCTCAGATTCTAATCTTGATGGGTATCCATTTATATTGATCGTTCTTTCTCTTAGACACAAGGGATGTATACTATCGATCCATTCCCTCAAGTCATACAGATCTCTTTTATTGCCATCAGAAAACTTAACACGGAAATACTGAAAATTGATTTTTTTATAACTTTTCATATGTGAACTCCCAATCCAAAAGTAATATTGTACCCATAATATCACATATTCTGCAATAAATCAACATAATCGGACATTTTTCATATATATGCACAAAACTGCGTGTCGAAATTTATATATTTTTCCTTAAACACAAATACCGCCCACAAAAAGCGGTATTTGCACAAAAGAGCTGCCTGAAAGTATCGGCAAACTGTATGGAGTCAGCCTTGTGATAGCAACACTTTTTGCTGACATATACGGCAAAAAGCCGTATTGAGGATATACACAAGGTGGATTGGGAGTACCTTGTGCAGTTTCCCCAGTTTAAATTATAACATAGGAAAAACGGACAAAACGGACAACTTTCGAGCTTTCAGCGATTTTTCGGTGAGTTTGCGATGTATCGGCACACGCGCTTGCGCACGCAGTCCTCTGACATTCCGCCGAGCAGTCGCGCTATCTGATGGTACTTCTTGCCCTGCACGAAACGCAGCTCGAACATCTCACGGGTCTGCGGGTCGGGTATGGCTGATATGTACGCGCGGACGGCGGCTGTACGGCGTTCTAAGGCGGCTTTCTCGCTGTGGAGAGCCGTTACTTCGTCGCTCGGCGGCAAGCCGCTGAGGGTCACGCAGTGCTTGCTGAATGGCGGGTCGGCGGCGGACTGCACGCACACGCGCGTTTCCAGTGCCGCGAGCTGTGCGCTTATTCGGTCGAGCCTGCGCTTGTCCGCGCGGTAGTTTTGCAGGTCGGCCTTGGTCATTTGCCGTCACCGCCTATCAGCCGCAATTTGCCAACGTGCGAGCACCTGAATATGCAGTTGCCGCAGGGTATTCCGTACTCATCGCACACGAAGTAATACTTCTTCGGCAGGTAGAGATTGTAGTTGTTTTTGAACTTTTCCTCGCCCGTTTTGTGCAGAATACCCCTCAGCGTTTTGCCGAAGATAGTTACTTCGACGGTCTTGCCGAGATACTTTTCAAGCTCTGAACGTTTCATTTTCCTTCACCGTCCATTCTAGCGCCGCAGTTAGGGCAGTATGGCGTTGCATTGCATTCATCATATCCGCACCAACCACAGACCGAACATATAGGGATTTTTAATGTTATACGTTTCTTTATAATCATGATTTTCTGATTGACATTTTTATCGTCTACAATAGTACAATCATGACCATTAGTGTATTCTTCTTTTATGCCAACCTTGTTGCTTGGCACGAGCTTTGTTTTTTTGTGAAATTTCCAATATCCATGCTTGACCTCCTGGGTAGGCTGTTCGTCTGCGTCAATATATCTTGCCATTATTCCTCGTCCTCCTCATTTTCAAAATCTTCGTCAGTATTCGCCGCACACAACGCCCAAGCTGCCCCGGCTATTACAGCGGCGATCACGGTAAATATTATCGCAGTCATTCTCACTCATCGTCCTCCTCAAATCCCAGCTCGTTCGGGTCGAAATTATCCGCCAGCTCCTGCCACTTGTCAAGATCATACGACCTCTCAGATGTGCTCTCCGTGCCCCTGCCGTCGCGCAGTATCCACTCGGCTATCGTGTCGTAGCAACTGTGACAGCTCTTCCCACTCTTGTAACACCATTCATCAAGTTTTGATATGTATTTTTTGACGACAGACTCAGACGACATTGCTTTCAGCCGGCTGTACTCCTCACCGCTCAGCTTCACTTTTTCATGCGCGCCGTATCTTCTCTTGTCTTCTATAATATCATCTTTTCTTCTCTTATCTTCTCTTGTCTTCTCTGTGGGATTTTTGCTGACATTATTGCACTTTTCTGCACGCATATTGCCTGCATTATCCGCTTTACTGCCAGCACTTTCAGATTTTTGGGTATAGCTGACCAAGAGGTACTCGGTGCGAGAATTTTTTCTGCGCCCCGTGATGGAAAAGTAACGCTTCTGTATGCTCGCCGATGTGAGCACCGAATGTTCCTCATACATCTTTCTGTCGAAAATACCTCTCCGTACAGCTGCTGAAATTATCTCAGACACAACGCCGGCACCCACACCGTTTCGCTTGGCAAACACCAGCGCCACGTCATCGTTCCATTCACAGTAATAACCTTCCCCTCCATATATCTTCATGAAGAGCTTGACGATCACTGCAAACCCTGTTATCCCAAATTCTGATTCGATAAGCTCAAACTTATCGTCAAGCTGGCAGTTGAGCATGAACCAGTCAAGGTTCTTCTTCTCCTGCCTTGCCATCTTACACCTCTTTTATCCTTATGCCGTACAGATAAAGCATCAGCTTTCGCTTTATTATATACTCCTTTGTACGGCAGCCTTTCGCGTCCTCTACCGTCTTTTTGCCGTCCTTAGTTACATACACAAAATCAGCTATGTACGAGCACTCGCGCTCGATACATTTTCCGTCAGCCCGCTGCGAGGGTATCAGCACTATTTTCTTCTGCCGCTCCAGCCCGCTGATCTCGCCCGCTCTCTGCATAAGTTTCAACTCGCACCATCTGCGGTACTCCTTTTGGCTGTCAAACCTGCCGTCGGGCGTGTCTACCTTGCGCGAGTTGTACTTTCCGTACCTGTTCAAAACGCCACACCTTCTCCCAGATCGGGCGTATACCCGTCGTAATATTCGTCTGCCGCATACGCCGCCTGCCCTATCTCAGCTTCCTGCCTTTTCGGCTCTCCCGTGAACGAGGCTTCGTCCACATACACCTCTGTAACGTAATGCTTTGCACCGTTCTTGTCATCGTAGGTGCGGGTGCGCAGGTTTCCGACTACGGCTATCATTCTGCCCTTGCCGAAATAGCGGCTTATGAACTCAGCCGTGCCGCGCCATGCCACACAATTTATGAAATCTGCCTGCCGCTCTTCGCCCTGCCGCACAAAACTGCGGTCAGCCGCGATAGTGAATGTCAGCACCGAAACGCCGTTCGGAGTAGTCTTTAGTTCCGGTTCGCGTGTCAGCCTGCCCATCAAGATAACTTTGTTTATCATATACTGCTCCTTTCGCAAATTATCACTTCCGCCGATACCGCTCGGCTTATCTCACGCCTAAAATACTCTTCATCGCTGTTATCGTCCGAAAGGTGCATAGCGTATACCTTTTTCAGCCGCTGCGTATCGTAAGCCCTGAGCAGCTGCAAAAAATGCTCCAAGCTCATATGGCTGGTCATAAGCCTTTCCCGACGGGCGGCGCTCATATCTGCCGAAAGCGTTTTCATACTGTAATTGACCTCGCCCATTATCACGTCGACCCCGCTGAAAACGTACTCGACGTAGTAAGTATCGGTAAAGAAAAGCGTTCGCTCTCCGCTTGTCGTATCAGTTATCACAAAGCCCAGCGGGTCTGGGGCGTCGTGCTGAACGTCGAAAGGGTAAACGCTTATCCCGCCTATCATAAAAGGCTCGTGCGCCTTTACCGCCCTGCACCTGTGTCCGCTCAGCCCCAGAGCTTCAAACGTAGCCGCGCTGCTGTACACACTGATACCACGCCGCACAAGCTCGCGCGCCGCCGCCGAATGATCGCTGTGGCAATGGCTGAGCAGCACGCCCTCAATATCCGTCAGCGAAAAATCCAGCGCCCTGAGCAGTTTGCGGTAAGGTATGCCGCATTCTATCAGCAGGCTTCCTCCGCCGCAGCTAAGTCGGTAGGCGTTGCCGCCCGAGCTGCTCGCGATAACATCTATCTTCGTTTTCATCAGAAATCGGGCTGCGGAGCTGCTTCGGCGGGAGACTCATTCGCGGCAGGCGGCGCGGCGTCGATGTCTATCACCTTGCTGTTGGCGTTTGCCTGCACCGTTTCTTCCGCGCGTTTCGCAGCCGCGGCAGCTCTGGGCTCGGCTTCTTCTGTCATAACGCCCTGCATTTCAACGCTCATTATGCCGTATTTTGAGATAAGGCGGCGTATGCAGGTCTTTAAAGCCATTTTGTCGAAATCTGTACGCCAAGGGCTGTATTTGCTCTTGGCTGATGGCGAGTAATCGTCACGCCACTTTTCCGCTTCGGCGCGGGTCATGTATATCATCTTTTCAAAGCCGTTTATCAGTTTGAAGTACGCGAAATAGCCTACTACCTCGTCACCGGTACGTTCACCGCTGAGATCTACCATGCCCGAGAGCTTGTCTGCACCGCGTATCTCGCCCTCGTACACTACGTCGGCGTTTATCGTGCGGTACTGTCCTGTACGCTGAGCAAGCTGTATCAGCCCCTTGTACCCCAGCGTGAACGTCGGCACATTGTTGTACGGCACGACGTATGCGAAGCCGAGCGATTTTGAGATAGGCAGGTCAAGTGTAGCCGCCTTTACGCACTCCAGCGCCACCGCCATAGGATCGCATTTCTGAAGATACGCGTCGCCCGAATAGAGGTCGAGCATTGAGGTCTGAAACTGAGTCCAGTTGTTTTTCAGGCTGTTTTTCAGCCGCGCCTTTATCTCGTGCGAATTGAGGCATTCTTTAAAGCGCTCTACGGGAGCGGGCGCGTACTGCAAATTCGATCTTTCGTTCATCTTTTATTCCTCCGTTTCAAATCTGAGAGTCTTATCATTTTCTGATACCACCAGCCGTATCACCTGCATACCCTCAGCTTCGAGCTTCGTCACGCTTTCGGCGTTGTCAACGAAAACGGGCAGCTCCAGCCCAAGTGCTTTCGAGAATGTGCGGATAATATCCAGCCCTGCGTTTATGCGTGCGGCGTTATTGGCGGTGCTGTAAGGTATATAGCCGTTCGCGGTGGGTGCGAGAGCCTCGCATATGTCCTCTATGCCGCCGTTGACCTGTCGACGGAAGAGCTTAAAGCGCACCTTTTCAAACTTTGCGTTTATCTTCTCAGTAAGCATATCAGCTTTTGCGCGGGAAAACTGTTCGCAAAGATACAAGCCCTGCTGCGCCTTTTCGCTTTCTTCCTCCGCCTGCTTCTGCTCGGCTTCCAGCTCAACCAGTCTGTCTTTAAGTCTGCGGCAGTTTTCAAGAGCGGCAAGCTTCGCCGCGAGCCTGCCTGCTTCCTCGTCTATCTCAGCTATACGTCTGCGCAGCTCTTCTCTGCCATTCTCTCCGCCGTTTTCGATTATCTTTATCTGCGCCCGCATACCCTCTATCAGATTATTCACCGCCATATATTCGGGCGTTTGCTCTAAGGGGTCTGCCACTATCAGCTCTTTTTCAGCTTCGGCAGCGCTGCGCTCATTATCCTCAAGGCTTTTTTGCAGGGAAGATATTTTCTCCTCAGCCTTTTCAGCGGCGGACTGTGCTTCGGCTATCATCGGCTTTGAGCAGGCAGCTTTGCCGCGGGCGTTCAGCTCTTCCAGCCGCCGCCTGCGCTGTGTTTCAAAGCCCGCCTCGGCTTCCGCTATACGTTCGGGAGGAATATCCTGACCGCAGCAGGGGCACACGGTATCGCCCGACCACTTTTCCGCCGAAACTGCGGCGTACTCCGCAAGCAGTTCATCACGCATATGCGCAAGTTTTTCAGCTTCTGCCGTATGCTGTATCTTCTCAGCCTTTGCGGCGCTGAGAGCGTTTGTAATGCGGTATTTTTCGTCAGTAAGCTTTGAGATACGCGCCATTACCGCGTCGTTCGCCCTGCGGTTCTCTTCGGCGCGGGCGGCTTTCATCTCGGCGAGGATACGGCTTTTATCAGCAATATCTTCACGCAGAGCGGCGGTCTTTTCGGCAGATGAAGCATTTAGCTTTCTGCTAAGCTCAGCACGTTCGGCATTAAGTTTCGCCGTAGCGGCAGTCACTTCACCCGCGGTGACATCGGTTTGCTCCGCTGAGATCTGACGGTTCACCTCGTCTATCCTGCCGGGAAGCTCTTTCAGCGCGTCATTGGCGGCGGTACGGCGGCTGCGGCATATCTTCTGAAATTCTTCGATACTGTACCACATCTGCGCAGTACCGGGTTTGAGCAAAAGGTGCATGAGCGGTTTGAGTTCTTCGCTGCTGCCGATAACGTCGAAATCGCCAACGCCGCCAGCTAACTGCATGAGCATTGGTCGGCGCTTTTTGACATCGAGCACCGAAGCGAAATATTCGGGCACGGTAAGTATCATGAACTCCTGCGGGTCGGCTATCGAAGATATATACTCGGAAAATTCCTTCTCCTGCTTAGGAACATCGTCGATGAAATAGCTTGTCTTATTGCCCGAGAACACCGCCTGCGAGCTGCCGCGTTTCTTTTTCCAGTCCTCGCGCAGCGTTTTCCTGAGTGAAATGTGTGTGCCGTTTATATCGTAAACAGCCTGCACGGTGCAGTCGATACCGTGTATCTCCTCGCCGTTGGTATCGCGCATTTTAGGGCAAAAGCGCGGTGTGAAGCTGCTGTCCTTATCGAAAAGCAGCCATGTCTGCGCGTCGGCGATAGTAGTTTTGCCCGTGCCGTTTTCGCCGTAGACCGACATCGAACCGCCATTCGGCGAAAATTCGAGCGACTTCACGCCCTCAAAATTTTCAAGCTTCATGCTAATAAGTTTCATCTTTCGTCCTCCTCCGTCGCCCGCACTTGACAAGTGCGGCAGTTTGTGGTATCATTATCGTTAGTGATAACGGCTTCTGTGTTATCGTTTGCGCTCGTCTCTGTTGCCGCAGGGGCGGGCTCGTTTTTTGTGTTGTTTGCTATGTATTCCGAGAATTTTATGACACAGTTTTTAAATCCTGCTCCTAGTACTATAAATGGGCAGGTTTTGCAATTATTTTTTGTGCAGCAATGTGCTGCCCTTACAATTTCCTCGTCAGTGAATTTCTTATTCATCATCGTTCTCCTTCCACTGGCTTTCAAACTCCTTCTCAAACTCTTTCATTTCCTCTTCGGTCGGTTCGTCCTCAGGTCTGCCTTGGTCAAAACCGAGTGTACAACCGCTTTCAAAGCTACAATCTGCTAGGTCGGCATAACATTCTACATCATCGCCATAATGGCAGTATCCCCAAATGCAATCCTGACAGAACTTTAAAACTGGGTCGATACAACGTGTAGGTAAATCTTTCATGCCTTACTCTCCTTTCGGCTCGGGTTTTGTTACGCGCTGCTTTAACGGCACGCCGAGCACTCTCTGATTTTCCATGTATTTTCGTATCTCCTTTCGCTTGGGGTTCTCCTGCTGACCCTGCTTGATGGTGTATGTCGGGGTCAGCCCCGCCGTCAGCAGGCAGTCCTCCACCTCGTCCACCGAGAGGTCTACCGCCTCTGCTATCTGCCGCAGCGACTTGCCCTCGGCATTCAGCAGGCGTATTTTCAGCGCTGTTTTAGTCCGCATTTTCCTCGCCCCTCGTTACGTCCATCATGAACGTTATAGCTTCAAGTCCCCCTATTAAACGGACGTACTGCGCGTGCTGGTCTTCGTCCATGCCCTTTTCAAGGGCTTCCGCCAGCGCACGCATAGCAGTGCAGTACAGCCAAAGGTCAAACGGGTTAAGTTCCAAACCGTTAAGTACCTCTTCTTCGCACTTTTCGACGGTGCGCATTATCAGCGGCATAGGGTCGCCGCCGGACGTTTTATTAAACTGACGTGCTATATCTGCGGTCTTGCTCTCAGCTCTGCTTCCGCTTACTTTAAATTTCATTTTGATAACCTCCTTAAAATCAAAAACCAAACATCGCCCAGCGGCTGAACATCGCCGCCGCGTATATCACGAACGCCACGCCCGCGCCGCCCAGAAACACCGCCAGCCCGATGAACAGCGTGTCCATCTGCTTGACCTTGCGGTCGTTGCGCAGGCGTTCGATATGACGCTTGTATACTTCGTCCTTGCGGGCGCTTTCTTCGCGTAAGTTCGACATTTCGGCTAGGTCGCGTTGGGTCATTGCTGAGCACCTCCCAGCAGTTTTTCCAGCGAACGCAGCTTTTTCAGCCGCCGCTCGTAATCGTCGATGTCGATACCCCACGCTTCGTAAGCTATCTTCGTGTTGACGGCATACGGCAGCCACGACTTTACGCCGCGCTTTGCCATCTCGCGCTTTGCCATCTTCTTTATCTTTATCGTCTGGCTTTCGCCCGTGCCGAACAGCTCGGCGACGTCGGCGTTCGTCAGCTCGCTTTTGGTGTAGTACAGCCTTACAGCCGTTTCAACGTCCGGTGTTCTCATGTGTCATGCCTCCTTCACCGACATTATGTATTCTCCCGCGCGCTTCTCGTCGCGCGCCGTGCGTATCGCGGTTATCACCGACTCGGCTTTTACGCTGACGATACGCGGTTCGCCGTAGTCGGTGGTGAACTCTATTAGGTATTTCTTCATGATTTCACCTCCGCCGCCTGTTCCAGTGCCAAAGCTATATTCAGCGGTTCTGTGTCGCTCCACTCGACAAGCGACGAAATAGCGTCGAAAACCTCTTCCCTAAGAAACTGGGTTCTGACACACTCGCCAGCCGTATATGCCCATATTCCGCCGCATTTACTCGGCTGGTGAGTGTATGCGTCTACCTTGCCGTCAGCGTCCTTTGCAATGTATCTGAACCCTAGCAAGTCAAGCGCCTTAAAGATCTCGACCTGCTTGTCGGTCAGCGTGATTTCGGGGTGTGCGTCCGACCATGCCTGCACGCGTCTGATGTGCTCGGCGGTGACACCCTCGAATGCGTCACATGGTTCTAGTTGTGATAGTGGGCATTCCTCGCAGTTGGGATATGTTTTATTGCACATACGGCTTGCTTCGTGCGCATAGTCCAGTGTGTTGTTACAGTTGTATTTCTTCATTGTGGTTTACCTCATTTCATTGACAAAATCAAGTACTAGATGTATAATATATACATCTAATACAAAGGATGTGTATACTTATGATTGAAGAAGTAGTCTCTACTAGCGTGACGAACCTTGAAGACCGTTTGATTTTTGAAATAGAACTCCCTACAACCTGTCCTCATTGTTCAAAAGGAATAATTCCGAAACATATAGGTACTTTTCATATTCGATCTATCAATGTAAAAATACCAACTATATATTCAAACTTTATGTGTCCAAATTGTAATAGGATATTCATTGCTGTTTACTTCACTTACATAACAGACGGTGTTCATCATGTAGAAAAAATGTTTCCTGCTATTTCTAACAAAAAGATTGATAAGAAGATCTTTTCGGAAAACATATCGAATATGTCACCTAGCTTTGTTAAGATATACAATGAATCTTTTTTAGCCGAACAACAAGGGCTTTCAGAGATCTGCGGTATGGGGTATCGCAAAGCACTTGAATTTCTCATAAAAGATTTTGCAATCAAGCAGAATCCGCTCAACGAAAATGAAATCAAGAACAAGCAGCTGAGTCCTTGCATTAACGAGTACATAGAAAACAATAAAATCAAAACTCTTGCGACTGCTTCTGCGTGGCTCGGAAATGATGAAACTCATTATTGCCGAAAGCATAAAGATTACAACATAGATCACCTTAAAGCCTTTATAAATGCAATTGTATCATACATCGACTCTGAGTTAAACGTAGAGATAGCAGAGCATTTAATAGATCAAGTCAAGTCGTCAAAATAATCTTTCTCAGCAAGCAGCTTCCCGTCTAAGCTCCAGTACTGAGTTACCTCTCTGTACTTATCGTCTTCTGTTCCTGTACCCCTCAGTGCTTTTGTGACGATCACCTGTTCGATCTTGGCACTTATACAGCCTTTAGCGATCGCTTTAGGTTCGGTCATTGTGGTTCACCTCCTATGTCTTGTTACGCCCTGATGTGGGCTTAGTTCTTAGGGGTAGCTTCTATCCCTAAAATCCTGTTGATAGCCCCCTCTATCCGCTCCGACCGCAGCGAACCTGTCATGATCTTGTAAAGGTTCGACGTGTCGATATACGCTTCGGGCAGTAGCTGCTTGATCTCGCCGATAAGCCACGTCTGCGTCTTGTTCATTCGCGCTAACTGCACCTTGATGGCGATACCGTATTCGGTAAGGGGTCTTTTACGTTCACTAATATTTAACACCACCTTTGCAAAATGTTAAAAACATAATGCGATTTTTATATTGACAGTTACGTAAAAATGTAATATAATATATTTACCAGATACGTATATTACGCTTTTGCGTACCGCCTTGACTGTATTATATTACATTTTCGCGTAATTGTCAAGCGTAAATTACTCATTTGCGTAATTTTGTTGTATTGCACAAATTACGAGGTGTGAATATGTCAGAATTGTACAATAGAATTGAAAGCTTGTGCAAAAAGAAGAATATAAATGTAACAACAATGTGCAAAGAAACAGGTGCAAGCAGAGGTTCTTTAACAGATTTAAAAGTAGGTAGAAAGAAGAAATTATCAATAGATACACTATCAAAGATAGCTGAATACTTCGGAGTTTCTGTTGATTATCTGTTGAACGGAAATGAAAATATCACGGTAGAAGCGCACAATGACCCGGTGTACATTGATGACGAAACGCGCGAGATCATCGACAGTCTGCGCAGCCGCCCCGAGATGAAGGTGCTGTTTTCCGTTTCAAAAAACGCCACTAAGGACGACATCGAAATGGCTGTTGACATCATAAAAAAATTCAAAGGTGATGGTGAATGATAGAAGGACGAGACTATTGCATACGCTTTGTCAAACTGCCCATGTCGGTGCATGGTGTCACCGTTATGGACGTTGACGGCTTTTTCAACATTTACATCAACGCAGACCAATCATCAGACTGCCAGCAGAGAACCATCGCACACGAGCTGAAACACATCGCGCGCAACGACTTTGACAGCGTGGAGAGATCGCTTGAGGAAATTGAAACTATGTAAAAAAATAACCGCCAACTATGAGCTGACGGAGCAGGGGGATATGATGATCGTAAATGTATGGACAAAGGAAGCCTCTGACTTTGAGATGGTGGACTTGTCCGAAGGGCACGAGCTGCGCGAAGACGTGCTGGTATACATAGGCGAGGAGCTGAACCACATACACATTCTCGGCAAGGCTGTGTTCTTTATGAGCGCATTGTGATTTTTACAACAACTATTGACAAATACCGCCAAATCGTGATATAATAGTTACAAATTATTATATTGGCAGGAATTATTATGAAGAAAGTTGCAGACGTGATAAAAAAGGTCATAGAGATCCTTTGTTTGATAGTTTGTGGAATGTTTATCTTCATCGGTATTTTATTGTTTACAGCGGCAAATTCACATAATGTTTCTGCGGGCTTGCTTTCATTGGCGTTTGCCTTACTCTTCGCCCTACCTGCAATAGTCTTTGAACGCGAGAAGTATCTGCAAAAGAAATCCGGGAACAGCCCCGCACCGCAGAACATAAATACTTCTGCGGACTACCCTCAGCAGTACGATCTGCCGCAGGAGCTTCGCGATCCGCCGCCTGCTGCTCCGCAGGGCATCACGATCTCGCCCGCCGAACTGCTCATGATGAAGATAGATTCGCTCTCGACATCCGGCACGTTCTTTGAAAACGCGTTCTGCTGGGTACTGCACGACAACGGCTTTATCAATATCTCTACCACTCCCGCTACCAACGATTACGGTATAGATATTCTCGCCGAAAAGGACGGCATTAGCTACGCCATACAGTGCAAATGCTACTCCTCGCCCGTCGGCAACAAAGCGGTGCAGGAAGCTTACACGGGCAAGGACTATTACAAAAAGATGATAGCGGTGGTCGCGACGAACAACACGTTCACCCGCAGTGCGATAGATACTGCCAGAGCAACGCAGGTGCTTCTTTGGGACAGGCAAAAGGTCATGGAGATGATAAGCCGCACGAGCGACGAAACTATCCGTGCGGTGCTCAACGAGGTGTGAAGCGCATATGCAAAAGGCAAGGTCAAAAGTATTTCACATCTTAAACAGCAAACTCTTCGAGATACTCATAATAATCCTGATAATAATAAACACCATTTCGGTAATTCTTGAAACGTTCAGCCTGCCCGATGGGCTGTCAAAAGCTTTGTCGGTATTTGAAACAGTATCAGTCATAATATTCAGCGTCGAATACATCGGCAGGATATGGACGGCTGATATGCTGCTGCCGAATCTAACGCCGTTCAGAGCCAGAGCAAGATACGCGCGCTCATTCATGGCGGTCATAGACCTGCTGGCTATCCTGCCGTTTTACATACCCATGCTGATACCGATAGACCTACGCGCACTTCGTATGCTGCGGCTGGTACGGCTTGTAAGGCTTTTTAAGATAAACAGGTATTCATCAGCGCTGAGCACTATCGCGGAAGTTTTTAGGCGAAAAGCGCCGCAGCTCATTTCGTCGATAGGTGTTGTTTCGGTGCTCATGCTGGTAGCCTCGCTCATCATGTACAACGTAGAGCACGAAGCGCAGCCTGATAATTTCTCGAACGTATTTCAAGCGTTATGGTGGAGCGTTGCAACGCTTACCACCGTCGGCTACGGCGACATCTACCCGGTAACGGTCGCAGGCAAGCTGCTCAGCACAGTAATAGCAGTGCTTGGGATAGGCATGGTCGCAGTACCTACGGGCATTATCTCAGCAGGCTTTGCCGAAGCGGTAGGAAACAACGAACATGACGACGAAAAATGCTACTGTCCGTACTGCGGGCACAAAATAAAATAAAAAAAATCGCCCCCGAGCGCTACCAACACTCAGAGGCGAGCAGAGCAGATACTACCAATATCCGCTCGAAATTGCACAAAACCCAGTAACCACAAAGGGCTTTTTATGCCCTTTTATTATAGCACACTTCGCGCGAAGTGTCAAGGAATAGGAGGAAAAATCATGCCGATCTACAAAATGACTGACGAAAAAGGCAAGAACATTAGGAAGGACGGTCTGCAAAAGTACCGCGTGCGCGTGAACTACACCGACGCGCTCGGCAAGCCCCGACAGATAACACGCGTGGCTTACGGCTCGGACGCAGCTAAGGCGCTGGAAATGCAGCTGACCAACTCCGCGAAGCACGAAACGCCCGCGCAGAAGATCTCCGTCGGGCAGCTCTACGAGGAATACCTCAACGCCAAAAAGCACGAGGTGCGCGAGAGCACTCTCGAAAAATCGCGCGTTATACTCTCACACCACATCGTGCCGATACTTTCAAATATTAAGATAGACAAGCTCTCGATACCTGTTTTAGAGGACTGGAAGCGGCAAACTGAGGACAAGGGTCTAAGTATACGAATGCGCAAGAACATATACAGCGAATTTCGCGCAATGCTTAATTATGCTGTGAAAATGGAGTACATACAGAAAAATCCGCTGCTGAAAGTCGGCAACTTCAAAGCGCCGATGGAAATGCACAAGGAAATGCTGTTCTACACTCCGGAAGAGTTTCAAAAATTCATATCTGCCGCCCGCGAATACTGCGAAAAGTCGGAGGCGGAAGGCAGCCTGTACAATTGGAATTATTATGTATTTTTCTGCATAGCGTTCTACATGGGAGCGCGCAAGGGCGAGATCTACGCGTTGCAATGGTCGGACGTGCGCGGCGGCGAGCTGAGCATTACGAAGAGTATCAGCCAAAAACTGAAAGGCGAGGACCGTGTAACGCCACCGAAAAATCGCAGTTCTATCCGCGTTATCGAAATACCCGAGCCGTTGATGGACGTGCTGGAGGAGCACCGCAGGCGCTGTGAGCAGCTAGACGGATTCACCGAGAGTTATTACATATGCGGCGGCAGGCGGGCGATACGCGACACGACAGTGCAGCACATGAGTGAAAAATTTTCGTCGGCGGCAGGTGTAAAGAAGATACGCCTGCACGACTTTCGGCACAGCCACGCTTCCCTGCTCGCGAACGAGGGGATAAACATACAAGAGATTGCGCGGCGGCTGGGGCACTCGAACGTAGAGATAACGCTGCGGACGTACTCGCACCTCTATCCGCGCGAGGCTGAGCGCGCGGTAGGCGTTTTGAACCGTGTAAGAATATAA